CGAATTTGTAGGACAAGGCTCTTTTTCTAATGTAGCTGCTAACTCATCTGTTCCAGTGAGTGGAGGTTTTGATGGCAGTCTTAAAATAAGACCAAGCTATTCTAATTTTGAAAATCCTTCTTTTCCATCTGATACACAATTTTACAGAACAAGCCCTCTCTATCCTTTTAGAGGTAATAAATTTAATGAACTTATCGTTCCTAATTATGTAACTGGAATAATAGGGTATCAGACAGGTCTTTTTTCCACAGTAGATAGAGGATATAATTTTTATAATGACGGACCTGATTGCAAATATAATGGAACAGGAGGGGCTTTTTCTCATGAAAGTATATTGACATTTGAATCACCAGCAACAATAACAGATATAGGTTTTCTTGCTTTTGCAACACATGGGTATACAGGAGCTCTAAACTTACCAGATTCTTTAACAGGTGTCGGACATAAAGCTTTTATAAATTGCAGCGGATTTAGTTCTTTGTCCCTGAAATCAGGTAGCTTCCAATATAAAAGTGGAGAAGCATCAATAAAAAGCGGGGTTTTTGAAGATTGCTATAATATTAAAAAAGTTGAGACTTTTCCGAATCGTTGGGTCGGTGGTTTAGAGCCTGGATCTGGAAGTGGTTATATACATCCTTTAGCTTTTTCTGGATGTGATATAGAAAGACTGGTTATCTCTGAAGACATCTTTAATGTAAAATCGGGAGATTATGATTTTTATTTAAATCATTTACAAAAAACATCTTTAGGTTTTGACTATGCGTTAAACTCTATAGGTGATTCATCTTTCTCTAATTGGCCATTAACTGGAGATTTAAATTTAAATTTAGTTTCAATAGTAAGTAATAATTCATTTTCTGGTTGTTCTGGTTTATCTGGTAAATTGTCTATTGGTAATGCTACAGAAGTAGGAACAGCCGCTTTTAATAGTTGTCCTTTCTCAGGAGTTTTTATATCTGGTGGAGAACTTAAGACATCAGAAGATGCAATTCGAATAAAAAAAGATGACTATTTAGTTTTTGAAAATGAAGTTAAGACTCTTTCTCTTAATGGCTCTTGCCTTGACATTGATTCTGGAGCTTTTTCTGGATATAATTTTAGATCGCGTGGTTTATCTTTCCCTGATTCAATTACAGGAATAGGAATAAAAGCATTTGCTAATTGTTCTGGTATATCTGGAGACTTAAAAATGGGATGCAATATAAACCAAATTGGCAAAAACGCATTCTCTGGTTGTAAATTTTCAGGATCATTAACCTATGGAAGTAATGCTCTAATTGGAGATGGTTTATTCGATGGATCTTATTTTAAAGAACTTATTGTTCCTGGTTGTATTGATTACTTAAACGTAGATGCTTTTGATTTCTATAAAGATAATGGTTTTGATTCTAATAGCATATTAAATTTTGAGGAGGGTGTTAGCGGAACACTTGGACCTACTTTTAAAGACTTTGGGTTTACTGGATCTTTGGTGTTTCCAGAATCTTTTGCTGTTATTGGTTCAGGATCTTTTCAGAACTGCTCTAATTTTAGCGGTAGTTTGAATTTTGAGAATAATAACTCTATGTTGTCAATAGGTAGCGATGCTTTCAATGGTTGTACTGGATTAGATGGTGGTTTAACATTTAACGATAACATAGCATTGATAGGAGATAGGTCTTTTGTTAACTTAGAAAACATATCAGGAAACTTGACTTTGCCAAACAACATAAGTGAAGTAGGAGTAAGCGCCTTCGAGGGATGCTCTTCTCTTGGGCCAGATTTATCTTTTGGGGAAACAACTTTATATATTAGAAATTCAGCATTTAAAAACTGTGTGGGTATTCAAAACTTCACTTTTTTTGACAGCTCTTTAGTAAGAGAAATTAACGCCAGCGCTTTTGATGGTTGTACAGGAATAGTTGGCGACTTAATAACTCCAGCAAGTTTAGCCCAAGTTGGGGATTTTGCTTTTAGAGGGTGTAGCGGAATAGGTTCTATCTATTTAGATGTAAACAGAAATAAAATATCAAGCACTGCTTTTGCAAACGGACCTACTGGATATTTATATGTTACAGATATTTACAGTGGCACATATCCACCTATCTATAACGGGATGGAGGTAAGAGAGTGGATTGTCTAGTTTAAAAAATAATATTTTATTATATAACAATTATATGGAAGACGACAAACCAAAACCAAAAATAAAAGTAACAGAAAACGGTAGGTACGAAGTTACTATGGAGTACAGGGGAAAGATTTATTCATGTATTGGTTCAACACCAAAACATGCTTTAAATAATTTCCATCAAAAATACAAACATATTATGCAAAGAACACAAGGCGGATGATGTAATTAACAACTTAGGTCAGTTGATCTAATCTTTAAAATCCATCTTTACGTGTTTGCCATCATGTCCTTTTTGTCTAATCTGGTCAAAATGTTTGGCTCCATTTCTTTTCTTAGAGTAATCAGAAAAATATTTTTCTTTTATAGGATCAATTCCACCATTTGAATCTGTCCTTCTTTCACTCAACTCCCTACTAAAATCCATCATATCTCCTACGGAGCCTTTTTTTGATTCTGTAGCCTGTAAGAACTGTCTCTTGTTGCTTGGGTCGATTTGAGAGTCTATTGATGCATTTGGAACAGTGAACACTCTTTTCCATTCAAGGCCATCAGAATCGAAATACACATGATCCTCGACCATTGTTTGAAGAACTTCTGTATAGTTATCTTCTTTTGGGTGTTTATATATGTATATAGGCATATTGTATTATACACAAACAGTGGTAATATTTCTACTACCACTGCTTTTTATTTGTTTGTGAAAATTAAAAATCTTTAGAAATAAGTTTTAAGATGGAATCAACTGTTTTGGAATAAGTGAATTCTTCTGCTAACTTCAATCCTTCTGTATTTATATGACCAACTCTTTTTTCAGCTTCTTCCATTGCGTTTAAGAATGCAACTTCATTAAAGTCGAAAAATACACCTTGATTAAAGTCAGAGCCTTTTTGAAAAAATCTATTATCGTAACATTCAAATGTTTCAGTTGGTTTAACTAAAATGCTATTTTCTTTGTTTGCCCAATCTTCGTGAGAAGTAGCGTTAAGAACAACACTCCATTTACCTAAACATGTAGCATTAAATGCAGGAAGATTCCAGCCTTCTCCGCCAGATAGACCAGTTAAATCTATATCAATAGAATTCATAAATTCATTTACCTCTTTGTTTGTTTTTAGAAAAGGTATAAAGTTTATGTTTGTATATCTTTTGCCCTCAAGGGCGACATTTATCATGTTGGAATGTTCTTCATGATTCATAAACGGATTATTAATAAGGCAAGATAATTGATATTTATTATTATTACCGTATTTTTTAGCCCATAAATTTATAATTTTAGTTGTGTTTTTTCTTTTTTCTAACTTACCCATTAAACCAAAATGGGTAACGTTTTCCAAGTATTTCTTACCAGTTATATGAAAATCAGGGTCAAAGCCAAGAGGGATGTATGGCTTTTCGAATGATTCAGCGGAATAAGAAGAGCTAAAAACAGTTTCGGTTTGACATGAAACTATTGATTTCTCAACCTCAGTAGGTTCGCTACATTCATAAAAAGTATACAAATACTGTTTTTCATTTTTTCTATCTTCGGCCCCATTAATATGCCAAAGTTTGAGAGAAGGAATATCTGAAGATAAAAATCGATGACGATCATTTATAGCTTCTTGAATCCTAGATCTCAATTTTGGACTGATTTCGTAGGCAGATAAATCAATATCTTTATTAATAGGCCAAATACCAAAGTCATGTCCTTTTTCGTCTAGCTGCTTAATAAAGTTAATAGCTACATTTCCAAAACTCAAGCTATTTAATGGGGCTTCTAATAGAATCTTCATGAATTAAAAAGGAATTTCTTCACTCGAAGAATTGCTCTTGTTTTCTGTGTTTTGTTGACCAGGGTTTTCTGAATCTTCTTTTTTGCCTCCAGTTGGAAGGAAAGTAAACTCGTTACCTCTAATGAAGTTTTTAGAGTACTTTTTGCCATCATGCTCCCAACTAGAAAACTTTAGTTCTCCAGTGATAAGGATGCTCCTACCTTTAGTAAGATACTGCTTGGCAATATCTGCTTGCTTTCCCCAAAGCTCAACATCAATAAAGCATTTTTCTTTTGCTCTATCTGATGAGGCGCACATGCGAATATGACAAACTTGGTTGTCTCCAAAAGATCTAATTTCTGGATCGGAAACTAGATACCCTGCTGCTGTTATTGTATTATACATAATCTTTTTCTAATTGTTGTTTTACTTTTTTAATAAATCTGTTGTGTATGACTATTACCCATTGGATGCTTAAATTCAGCTTTTCTGCCGACTCTCTCCAAGGTGCTAGCTTATTGGTATACGTATTATACCTTATGTCAATAATTTCTTCAAGTCTTTTATCGTTTTCTTTATTAAGCATGTCATAAAAGAAGTCAAAAATTTCCATATTAGATATAAACTCTAATGGAGATCCCGAATTGTTAAGCAATTTTTTGCTTTCATTTAACTCTTTGCTGTTTTTGCATGATGATTCTGGATTATCAATAGAAACAGATTTGAACTTTTTGTGTTTATTTAAGGCAGTCAAACATTTCCATTTAGCTTTGTTTGCTAAAAAAGTCGAAAACTTACTGTTCCTGTTGGGGTCGTATTCTAAAACAGATTCATAAATGACATAGTTCTTGTCGTCTATAAACAAACTCTTATCCAAAACACTACTTGGAGATTTAGCAAACTTATCTATCACATATTGGTATACCCCAGAATGCCTATTTATAAGCTCTGTCAAGCATTTACTATCGTTGTTTTTCTTAACTTTATCTATTAGTGACAGGTCGCTTTCCATAATTCAAATATATCGTTATTTATTAGTCTATCTAATATTTCGTTAGATGTCAACATAATTAATTTTTCGTCTTCAAAGTTACCAATAAAAAACTTTAAATCAACATTTTCAGAGAGTAGTTTGTTGTTTTCTTCTTCGTAGGAGTTTGCTGGGGACACTCCTTCTCTACTCAGGAAAACAGAAAGACCATCCTTTTCTTTTACCCAGTCTAGTTCATTCTCAAACCTTACATCTGTAATTATATTAACACAATCCTCAGATAGTTTTTTCTCTATAGATTTTATCCAATGTTCTGAGTCTTTCTTTCTCATTATTTCTGTACCCCAATTCACAAGAAAAGGTCTGATTATTTTTTTCTCATCAGAGTCTTCGGTGAAAGCTGATATGCCAAGCTGTTCAATGAGAAAACCATCAACTGACTTTTTAAGTTCGTGAGCAAAAGAAAAGGTTTTTGCTTTTATACCTGAATCCGAAAGAATAGAAACCATGTTTCGGCCCAAGGTGTCCTTACCTGATCTAGCATTACCAGAGATTCCTATGATTTTGTGTTTAAATCTATTTGTAGAGTTTTTACTCATGCAGGCTATTGTATTCTTTTTATTAAAGTTGTCAACAAAAAAAGATAAAGTTTCTTTTGCTCTTTTTCTTTAAAATTAGAAAATTACGTATTTTTTTTAAAACTCCTCCTTTTTGTTGTTATTTATTTAAAACTTGTTTTTAAATAAATTACGTAAAGCATATGCTTAACGAGACCTTTATTGAGTTGTTCAGTGATTAAGTTATCTATATCGTTGACTTCGACGCTTTCTTTTTCGCTGTTCGATATCTACTGATTATAAAACTTGTCGGCAATTTTTTCTACAACTTTTTTCAACTTTTTTTTCAAGTCAAAAAAATAACTATATTTCATAGTTGACTGTGACCAAAATATAACTACAGTGTAAATTAAATCAGCGGGAGGCATTAGGAGCTTTTGAGCGAGTCTCGCCAGCAAGAGAAACAAAAACAAACCAAAAAAAACAACAAAATGAGTATATTCGACGAGCAGATATCAAGAAAACCTAATCATTATCCATGGGCAGAAGAATTTATTGAAGTTATGCATAATGGCTTTTGGACGGATAAGGAATTTAGTTTTTCTTCTGACATTCAAGATTTTAATATTACAATGGACGATCAGCAAAGAGAGATCATCATTAGAACTTTATCTGCAATCGGACAAATTGAGGTTGCTGTTAAAAAGTTTTGGGCCAAACTCGGAGATAACCTACCTCATCCTTCGTTAACAGACCTTGGTTATGTAATGGCAAACGTTGAAGTCGTTCATAATAATGCATACGAAAGGCTTCTTAAGGTCCTTGGTTTAGAGGAAGTTTTCGAAGAAAACCTAAAATTGGATTTCATTGAAGGTAGGGTTAATTATTTACGTAAATATAACCATAGATATTACAAAGATTCCAAGAAGCAGTATGTTTATTCTTTGATTTTGTTTACCCTTTTTGTGGAAAACGTATCATTAATGAGTCAATTTTACGTGATTAATTGGTTTTCGAGAAACAAGAATGTTCTTAAAGATACAGAGCAGCAAGTTAGATATACTAGGAACGAGGAAAATATACATGCTCAAGTAGGAATCAAAATAATAAACACAATAAGAGAAGAGCACCCAGAGCTTTTCGACGAGGAGCTTGAAGAGCGGGTCAGACAAGAGGCTGAACAGGCTTATATTGCAGAATCTAAAATTATTGATTGGATGGTGAACGGTATAAACGAAAAAGGTCTTAGCGCTCCGTTACTTAAAGAATTCATAAAAGAAAGAATCAATGAATCTCTTGAACAAATCTCATTTAAAAAGTCATTTGATGTTGACAATACCTTGATAAAAGATACAATGTGGTTCGAAGAGGAGTTAATGGGGAATAATTCCACAGACTTCTTCCACTCCCGTCCCGTGGAGTATTCAAAAAAATCACAAACATTTGATCTAGAGAGCGTATTTGCATGAAAAAATATTATTGGAACAACGAAACTTCGAAGCAGATCTTAAACAGGGGATATCTTGATGGCGAAAGTTTGATCGATAGAGTATTGAGCGTAGGCGAGGCTTTTCAGAAAGATTTTGTATCTCGCGCTCCTGCTGAACATAAGTGTAGTTTTTCTAACTTATGCGAGAAGTTTGAGCATTATATGTCTCTCGGCTTTTTTTCTTTATCTAGCCCTGTTTGGGCTAACTACGGTAGAGATAGAGGTTTGCCAGTTTCATGTAATGGCGTTTATGTTCCAGATACAATGGAGGGCATTCTAACAAAACAGTCTGAGGTTGGTATGCAAACCAAGCATGGAGCTGGAACTTCTGGTTATTTCGGTGAATTAAGAGGCAGGGGCAAGTCCATCAGCACAGGAGGAAGTTCCTCTGGATCTGTTCACTTCATAGAGTTATTTGATAAAGTTACTTCTGTGGTGTCTCAGAGCAGTGTTCGCAGAGGTTCTTTTGCTGCCTATCTTCCAGTCGACCATCCAGACATTGTAGAATTTCTTCGCATCAGGTCTGACGGTCACCCAATTCAAGACCTATCATTTGCCGTTACTATTACAGACGAATGGATGGAGGGAATGAAAGCTGGAGACATTGAAAAGAGAAAGATCTGGGCGAAGATTGTGCAGAAGAAGTTTGAATCTGGCTATCCATATTTGTTTTTTCAAGATACCGCAAATAAAAATGCGCCTCAAGTTTATAAAGATAAAAACATGAAGATCTATGCTTCAAATCTCTGTAACGAAATTGCTTTACCTTCTTCACCAGAAGAGTCATTTGTCTGTTGTTTATCTTCTCTCAATCTAGAGAGGTGGGATGAGATTGTCGAGACTGATGCTATTGAAACAATGGTTTACTTTCTTGATTCCGTAATGGAAGAATACATCAATAAGACTGAGGACATTCCTTATATGGAGCCTGATCACGACTTTGCAAAGCGTCACAGAGCTTTGGGGATGGGTGTTCTTGGCTGGCATTCTTATTTACAAGACAACATGATTTCTTTTGAAAGCATGGAAGCTAAGATGAAAAATGCAGAAATTTTCAGAACCATCAGAGAAAGAGCAGATAAAGCCACTGAAGAATTAGCTAAAGTATTTGGAGAACCAGAAGTACTGAAGGGTTATGGGCGTAGAAACACTACCACAATGGCAGTCGCTCCCACTACAACGAGTTCTCTTATTCTTGGCCAGGTATCTCAAGGAATTGAGCCTACTGTAAATTATTATACAAAGAACTCAGCAAAAGGAAAATTTACAATTAGAAGCCCACATCTAGAAAGACTCCTTGAATCCAAAGGGGAAAACACGGAAGCTGTATGGAAATCTATCTTGGTTAAGGATGGTTCGGTTCAACACTTGAGCTTTTTAGACGAACACGAAAAAGATGTATTTAAAACATTTTCAGAAGTGTCCCAGAAAGAAATTGTAATACAAGCGTCTCAGCGCCAAAAGTATATTGATCAAGGGCAATCTCTCAATCTAATGGTTCACCCTAAAGCATCCCCAAAGGAAGTCAGTGATCTTATGATTTTGGGTTGGGAAATGGGCCTTAAGGGTTTCTACTACCAAAGGAGCACAAACCCAAGTCAAGCTTTAGCTCAATCTATCATGGAATGTACATCTTGCGAAGGTTAATGTTTCATTATTTTAAAATTTTAGTGTAATCAATTAACATAATGGAATACGATTTTTCTAAGCAAATAAAAGAATTAAACAAAGATTACAAGGTTAATTACCTTAGTTCATTCGATGTTTCTGAAATAATCTCTTCCGTTATATCTGAAAAAACTCAAAAACATAACGACCGTTATGAAAATAAAGTATCTGAAGATCAGTTAAAAAGAGTTTATTTAAGAGGTTCTCATTCTTATAATTCTACTCATAGGGTTGGCAAAACCAAAAGCCAATGGGCTATGGCCAGGGTAAATATGTTTTTAAAGTGCAACAGAGGAGAAAATGTTGACGAACAATATATTGAATCTGAAAAAGACATTATATCTAATCGTTACCGAGAAGAAGGAGAAAATATCTGCTCGTTCTTTTCTTTCTCCGATTTAGATTTAAACTTAGCAAACCTAGATTTGGTTAAGGCTGGTTTGGAAAAATGGGATCAAGATGCTGAATGCGAAGAGCTCTTCTATTCAGAAGCTGAAAAAAAGACACTTAATAAGCCGTTTCGGCTAAAAGGTGAAAGCAAAAAATTTGGAGTTTACGTAAAAAGCCCAAAAACGGGCAACGTTATCGTAGTTAAGTTTGGTGACCCAAATATGGAAATCAAAAGAGATGACCCTGATCGTCGCCGTAGCTTCAGAGCTAGACATAAGTGTGATACAGCTAAAGACAAAACAACTCCTCGTTACTGGTCTTGCAAGATGTGGAGTAAGAAGCCTGTAAATAAATCTGTTTCTTCAGAAGCTCTTGAGTGGGACGAAGAGGAAGTTTTGAGTGAGTGGGGTTGGGATGAGTCTTCCGTTGTCAATCGTGACGAAATACTTGAAATCAATTCAGATCTAAAATATGTAGATTATATAGTTGAAGACGAAAGCATTTGAGGTATAATACCTCATGTCGAGTGTAATACTTAGTTCATATTTCACAAAAAAAATACATCCAAACAGTGTCGATGATAAGCATGTTGTCGGCAGGATGGAAAACAACCATATACAAAAGGATTATTTTCCATATATTGAAAAATGGTATAATTCTATTTTAGATGAAAATCTAAATGCTGTTCTTTTTTATGATGGATTATCTGATGATTTTGTATCAAAATACGAGACAGATAAAATAAAATTTCAGAAGGTAGGATACTTTGAGTATTCAAATAACGACTATAGGTTTTTTTGTTTCAGAGACTATCTCGAAAAAAACAAATTTGACACAGTATTTCACACTGACGCTTCTGATGTTGTTGTGGTGAAAAACCCAGAACCACTTGTTAAAGGTCTTAAAAAATATTCTTACTTTACATGTAAAGATAGTATACCTCTTAGTGAGTTTCCATATTTGAAAGTGCATCAAGAATTTAATTGGGAAGACAATATAAAATTCATACTAAACAATAATTCTTGGGACCTTATAAACATGGGGGTCGTTGGAGGAAGCTGTGAAGATATGCTTTTGTTTTATGAAAGTTTTTGTGATGTCAGAATAAGAATGGGCAACCCAGAATTCAATGCGGATATGTGGATATTGCAATATTTACTGAGATCTATCTTTTCTGAGAAAGAATTTTTATCTGGTTATCCAGTATGCAGTGAATTTAAAAAATATGAAAACAACAGGGAAGATGTCTACTTTATACACAAGTGAAGATGCAGTAGATTACTGCATAGAAAGCGAATTCAAAAATAACACGATAGAATTCAACAAAAGTTTTCTAGAAAAACATGAGAAAGCCAACCCTCTTGAATTAGTTTTTGAAATTAATACCGAAGATCCATATACAAATGAAAACGGAGACGTTTCATCTATTAGGGTTATAGATGCTTTGGGAGACAAAGGCAATGAATGGAAACTTCAAAGTTTTTATGGCTTGATCCAATCAGTTATCGACACTTATAAAATCAAATTAAACTGCAGGTTTGTAGCTTGCTTGAATGACGGCCTACCAATCACAGATAAATATACAAAGTTCTCTACATTCGGTAGACATAAGTCAAGTAATCATATTGGAATGCCAGACCCATTAGTATGCGGGGTCTTGACCTTTGGTTACAAAATAAGAACTTACCTAAATGATGACATTCCTTTTTCAGAAAAAAAAGATGGCATAATATTTAGAGGGTCAGACACAAGCAAACAAAGGGAAAACCTTTTGAATCAAAGATTAACTTTTTGCATTAATAATAAAGATTGTAACTATATAGATTCTAAAATAACATTTTTTGCTCATTACTCTGATGATATGTTAAGAAGCCACAATATAAACAAAAATGAAATATATTCAGAACATACAACTTCAGAAGATCAACTAAAATATAAATATATAGCTTATATAAACGGGAACACCGTTTCTGGAGACAGGATGATGTGGCAACTTGCTTCTAACTCTTTACTAATACAGGTAAAGCCAAAAGAAAATGAAGATGATTATATTTGGTACCATTCTTTTTTGAATAGTCTTGGAATTTTACCTACATTTCCAGAAGAGTCTTTTCTTGATGACTTTAAGGAGTTTGAGAAAAGAGAAGACATAGAGGCGTTAATAAAAAAACAGCAATATTTTGCTTCTATTATTCTTGACAGGGGATTCCAAATGCTTTATACTAAAGAAGCTTTAGTAAAATACAACGAAATATATAATGCTAGTTAGTCATAAGTTAAAATTCTTATATATACATATTCCTAAAAATTGGGGATCTTCTATATACAACTCCTTCAAGAAATTAGACCCAGATCTTATAGATACCCATATGCCAACTGAAGACGGGACTATAGATAAAACTCATATGCTGCCAATGCATCATCATAAGTTCGAGGTTATACAGTCAGCTATAGATAACGGTTATAAAGTTTTTTCTACAATCAGAAACCCAGAAGAAAGGTTTTATTCTTCTCTTGCTTATGCAGCTAGGCATTTAGGAAACCCAGAACACATATTCTTTTATTACTCTTACCTTAATTCAATAAGAAATAAATATTACATTCAAAGCTGCAGCTTTATACATGGATGTCCTCAAAACGAATTTATTTTTGATGAAGAAAAAAAAGTAACTGATAAAGATTTTTTATGTGATGATAATCTTTTTGATAATTTATCTGACTATTTGGATGTAAAAGTTGAATCTTCTCATCAAAATAAAGCTGTATCCAATAAAACATTGGGTATTAAATTTGAAGAGTTTAATGACATCTACGAAAAAGATATAGAAATTTATAACAAATTACTTTCAAAATGAAAATATGTTTTATAGCTCCAGGTGAAATAGAAATACCTCCAGATGGTTGGGGGGCTTTAGAGACTGTGCTTTGGAATCAATATGAATCATTAAGAAAGCTTGGTCATGATGTTTATTTCATAAACGAAAAATCGACAAATCTCACGCATCAAAAAGTTCTTGAAATAAATCCAGATATAGTTCATTTACACTACGGTAAGCATTGGGAAATGATGCCTCACCTAAAGTGTAAAAAAATCGTTACCACTCATGATGGGAGTTTTATAAACAGCTTATCTTTTCATGAAATGTTAATAAGACAGTTTTTTTATGACTGCAACTTTTTTTGCCTAACTACATTCGAACAAGATCTTCTTTTGAAAGTAGGAATATCTTCTAGTAAAATAAATATATTACCAAACGGAGTTTGTTTTTCTAAATTTAATAGGGTGGATAAAGAATATGTAGAGAATCCAGAATATAGCATTTGTTTAGGCAAGATAGATCCTAGAAAGAGGCAAGCTCAACTACAAAGCCAAACATCAATGGTTAAATATGTTGGCTCTTGTTTCGATAATGATTTTAATAAAGATGATCCAAATTATCTAGGAGCTTGGGAATCTAAGAAAGTAAAAGAAGATTTAACTCATTATGCTAATTTAATACTTCTTTCGTCTTCTGAGCTTCAACCTTTAGTGTGCTTAGAGGCAATGTCTGCTGGACTTGGGCTTGTGGTCACAGAAGCATGTGTCCAAAATCTAGACACAACAAAAGATTTCATAACTGTTATTCCCGATGATAAGATAAATGACATAATTTACATTAACGAGAAAATAGAAACAAACAAACACATTTCTTTAAACCAAAGAGATAGTATAGTTTCTTATGCAGAGTCTTTTGATTGGATGAACATAGCGAGAAAATTTGAAAACCTAATTCACAAAATAAAATGAAAAACGTAGCACTTTGTTATTCTGGTCAAATTAGAGACTTTAAAAAATGCTTCGAATCACACGTAAGGCATATTATAGACGCAAACCCAGAATATAATTTTTATATATTTTTCCACTCTTGGTCTGATAAATCTTTAGAAGGGAAAAGCCACTTTGGAGAAAGAACAGACAGAGGTTTCTATAAAGCTGAAAACGTTTCTGACATTTTAGATGTTAATCCAGATTCTTTTCTTTTGGAGAAGCCTATATCTTTTAAAAGCGATTTAATTCCAGATCCAAAGTTCCCGCATCCTATTGAAAACACACTTTCTATGTTTTATTCAATTATGATGGCTAACAGCTTGAAGATTTTATTTTCTCAAGCAAGGAATGTTAATTTTGATTGGTCCGTAAGGCTAAGGACCGACTTGTTTTTTACAAAAGATTTTAAAATCTCTGATTACAACCCAGAGAACATGTATATTAACGATCAATTTGTTCATACAGAATATGCAGTAAATGATCTTTTTAGCTTTTCAAACAGCAAAGACATGGATGTTTATAGCCAAACATTTGTCCGTATAGAATCTATGGTGGAAAATGGTTGTGCTGTTAATCCAGAATGTTTCCTTGGTTTCGGTTTACACTCTTCAGATTTGTTCAACATTAAAAAAACGCCACTACAAAACCACTACTACAAACTTTTTAGAGACTTATGATAAAATTAATAATATTTGATTTAGATGGCGTTTTAGTTGACGCTAAAGAAATTCATTACGACGCCTTGAACGAGTCCTTGGCCGAAGTCGGATTAGAATTTGTAATATCTGAACAAGAACATTTGAGTATTTATGATGGTCTTAAAACAACATCTAAGTTAGATATTCTATCAGAGAAAAAAGGGTTACCAGAAAAACTACACAAACAAATTTGGAATAGCAAACAAAGAATAACATCTGAAAAGATACAAGAATTAGAACATAATCAAAACTTAATCTTAATGTTTAAGAGTTTAAGAGCTAAAGGCTTTAAGATTGCTTGTTGTTCTAACTCTATAAGAAGGTCTGTTATACTAATGCTTTCTAAAGTAGGAATAATAGAGTATTTTGACCTTATAATCTCTAACGAAGATGTAAAAAATTCAAAACCCCATCCTCAAATGTATTGGGACGCTATGTCAATACTTGGAAAAGATCCAGAAGAAACATTGATAGTCGAAGATTCTCCACACGGATTACTAGCTGCTCAAAGATCTGGCGCTAAAGTAGTTAGAGTTAAAAACGCTAAAGATTTGACCTTAGAAAAAATAGAAAGAAACCTTTTGAAAACAAAAAATATAAATACAAACACAAAGTGGCAAGATAGGAAATTGAATGTTCTTATTCCCATGGCTGGTGCAGGTAGTCGTTTTGAAAAAGCTGGCTATACATTTCCAAAACCTTTGATTGAGGTAGATGGTAAAGCAATGATACAAGTTGTTGTAGATAACTTAAACTTCGAAAGCAAACATTCTTTTATAGTTCAAAAAAGTCACAGAGAAAAATACAACCTTGACTCAATGCTTGGTATGATTGCAGAAAAACCTAACATCGTAGAGGTTGAAGGAATCACAGAAGGTGCTGCTTGTACTACTCTGCTGGCTAAAGATATTATAAACAATGACAACCCTTTAATCATAGCAAACTCAGATCAATTTGCTGAGTGGGATACAAGTGAGTTTATGTATAAAATGCAAGAACAAGATCTTGATGCTGGTATACTTACCTTCAGGTCGACGCATCCTAAGTGGTCTTTTGCTAAAATTGATGAAAACGGTTTTGTTACAGAGGTTGCAGAAAAAAACCCGATATCAGACATAGCCACAGTTGGCATCTATTATTGGAAGAAAGGATCTGACTACGTTAAGTATGCCGAGCAAATGATTTCAAGAAACAGAAGATTTAATAATGAATTTTACGTATGCCCTGTTTTTAACGAAGCTATAGAAGATGGAAAGAAAATTAAAACTTTTGATATAAATAAAATGTGGGGTCTAGGTACTCCAGAAGATCTAGATATCTTTTTAAAAAATCATAAATAAAGTGAAAGCTGCTTTATTATTATTTGGCCAACCAAGGTTTCTTGATGACCCTATGGTTGTGGATTCTTTTAATTATCTAAAATCTATTTTTGATTTAGATGTTTTTGGTCATACATGGTGGTCAGAACACGAAGATGAATATTCTTTTTCTGATTGGACTAATATGGAAAAATGTCCAGTTAACAAAAACGCTCTAAATATAATAAATGAAATATATAAACCCATAGAAATATCTTACGATTCCTCTGTTCAATTTAAAACAGATAAAAATATAAACAGGTTTATTTTAGATAAATTTCCAGACGATAAATTTTGGGACAAAAAACATTCAAACAATATACAGTCTCAGCTTTTTTCAATACAAAAAGTTTCTAGACTTTTCGAAAAGTATAAAGAAGATTATGATATTGTTATATTGGATAGGTATGACACCTATTTAAAACATGAGCAAGATATATCAAATATAAACAAAGATTACTTTTACCTTTCTGATATACATCCTAGGTTTCCAGATATGGTTTTAATGTATGGTACTAAATATTTAGAATGGTCGTCTAATGTTTATGATGATTTTTTTGACAAGAATGTTTATGAAAATATTTGGAAACCAAGATGTGAAGCTTTCAAAGCTGCATCTTTCATGAAAAGATTTGATATTAATCAAGCTCGCTCTTTAAAAATAGACTCAATAGCAATAAGAAAATGAACATAGCAGTTATAACACCTCCAAGAGAGTTTAATTTAGGTAATGGTATCTTTGCAGATGGAGGGATACATCTAGTGAATAAGTTTTTTAAAAAACATAATATATATATTATAGAGTATTTTCAGTCATGCCAGTCGCATAGATCTGAAAAAACAAAACCCTTCACAAGTGGAACTTTAAAATGGATTGATCAAAAAGCGGATCTCATTATCTTATTGGGAGGTTGTTGCTTAAGCGAAGTTATGTTTGATGGGTTTTTCAAACCAATGTTTGACATTAAGAAACCTATACTTGGATTGGGTTTGGGATGCACAACTTATGACGACAAAGAAAAAAGCATAGCGGAAGAGGTTTTCAAAAATTGCGAAGCCATAATAACTAGAGACAAATACCTTTATGATTTCATTTCTGATTCTAAAAAATCATTAAACGGTCTTGATGGAGGTTATTTTTGTTCTGATTTTTATAAATGCACAGAAGAAGATAAAAAATACGCTGTTTCTAATATAGATTCTCAAGGTAAACTTTGCTTAGACAAACCAAAAGAATTCTCATGTGGGAATGCAATGGAAGAAGCCCAGAAACTTTCTTTTTTAAGTGAAGATGTATATGTTGTTTCTAATAATTCAAATTTACTACTTTTGCCTGATCATCCAAAAGTTTTACAAATTACAACGAGCCAACAGTTATGGAGTCTTTACAAGAATGCATCTATAGTTTCTACTACAAGAGCACATACAGCCATATGTTGCTTGACAGAAGGGACAAGCCTCAACTACTACGGTCATATGGACAAGAGAGCGTTAGGCATGATTGAACAGTGCGATATAGATCTTTCTAATAATACTGTAGATCTAAAAGAATCTAAAATAAAAATAGAAAAAACAAAAAACAAATATTTAAAAGAATTAGAAATATTTTTTAATGAAAATAATATCACATAGAGGCAACATTTCAGGGCCAAATAAAGAAACGGAAAACAATCCAGATCAAATATTGAAGTGCCTAGAACTTGGTTTTGATTGCGAGATAGATTTATGGCATAAAGATTCCTGCTTTTTTCTTGGTCATGATTGCCCTCAATACAAAATAGATTTTTCTTTTCTATACAATAAAGGTTTATGGATTCATTGTAAGAATCTAGACGCTTTGATTAACTGTCCTCCAAGCTGCAATTACTTTTGGCACGAAAACGACGACTACACATTAACATCAAAAAAAATTATTTGGACTTTTCCTGGTAAAAGAGTTGAAAAAAGATGTGTTGTTGTAGATAATGATATTAACTGGAAGGAAAAAAAATACAAATGCTTTGGCGTTTGTACAGACTACGTTTAAATGAAAAAAGTAATTATCACAGGTGTAACAGGACAAGACGGAAGCTTTATGGCTGACTACTTGTTGGAGAATACAGACATCGATATCATCGCAGGAGTGCGCCGACTTAGTGTTAAAAATCACGAAAACATAAAACACTTGTCTGACAACTCAAGATTTAGACTCATCGACCTTGACATAACTGACCAATCAAATGTCAATCGTGTTATCGAAGAAGAGAAGCCAGATTACTTTATTAATTTTGCAGCAAATTCATTTGTTGGTGTTAGTTGGGATATGCCAGAGAACCACATGAATACAAATTGCATGTCTGTATTGTACCAGCTTGAGGCTATCCGCAAATACTGCCCAGATTGCCGATACTACAATGCTGGCTCGTCTGAAGAATTCGGCGACGTAGTTACCGCCCCTCAGGACGAGACGCATCCATTGCGCCCCAGAAGCCCGTATGGAGCATCCAAAGCCTCCGCAAGACACTTGGTTAAAGTTTGGAGGGACTCTTACAATCTTTATGCAATACAAGGTTGGTTATTTAATCACGAAGGAACAAGGAGAGGTGAAGAGTTTCTTACCCGAAAAGTCACTAAAGGTGTGGCTGAGATATTTTTGAAAAACAGCATCGGAGATAGTTTCAAACCTATTGAGCTTGGAAACCTTGAAGCAAAAAGAGACTGGTCTGATGCGGAGGATTTTGTAGATGGTATTTGGAAGATGCTTAATCAAAAAGAGCCAAAGGAATATGTTCTAGCTTCTGGGGAGACCCATACAATCAGAGATTTTGTGGAAACTGCTTTTTCTTATGCTGGTTACGGTGCTGAAAAATGCAAATGGGTCGGTGAAGGTCTAGACGAGAAATATATCCACGGTGATCAATTACTTGTTGAGATTAATCCTAGATATTACAGACCTGCCGAAGTAGAGCTTTTATTAGGGGACCCTTCCAGAGCAGAAAAAGAGCTTGGCTGGATCAGAAAAACAAATTTCCAAGGGCTTGTTAAAAAGATGGTTGACACTGATATAAATATCGGATAAGGTCAACTTATGCCAAGAGGTAAAAAGCAATGCCCTTCATGCAAGGAGTTTACAGGCGTAAGGTCTGTATCTTGTTTGTGTGGGCATTTATTTGCTAAAGATAAGGTTAAAATTGAAAGCAAAGAAAAAAACATAAACAAAAGATCCGTTCTTTATCGTTTAGTAGAAGTGCCAGAAAAACAAAAAAGATTTTTCTTCGCAAGGGAAATGAAGATGTTAAATTCTTTGTGCGAAAGGTATTCTCTTGAGTTTATGAATATAGTTAATTTCGGTAAGAAATTTGATTCCTTAGCTTACTTGACAAGCCCTAAGCTTAGGGGTAAACTAGATGAGAAATTCAGAGCATTTAATTATAAGTTTGACAACAATAAATATCCAGAGTATAATATTGGAGAAAAGGTCGGAGAAGATCAAATAATAACGAGAACAAAAAAAACAACAAAGAAATTTTTAGATGAATAAAGAAGAACAAAAACAAGACTCAATCAATTTATTAGACAGATTCCTTAAGGCAAACAAGGATGATCACTATAACTTCGAAGAAGAGATAGATTATAAAGTATCTAGCGGATCTCTACAATTCGACCTTCAGCTTGGAGGCGGCTTTGGGCCTGGACTCCATAGATTTTGTGGTATGAATGAAGGAGGCAAGACATCAGAGGCTTTAGAGGTTATAAAAAACTTTCTATCTACAATACCTAGATCGAAAGGTGTTTACATAAAAGCAGAAGGAAGACTGTCTAAAGAGATGAGAGAAAGATCTGGTCTTGAATTTGTTTTCAGCGCAAAAGACTGGGTGGATGGAACTTGTTTTGTATTTGAATCTAATATTTATGAAACAGCTGTAGATTTAATGAGGCAACTTGTTGCGGACAATGAAAACGACACAAAGTATTGTTTTGTTCTTGACTCTGTAGATGGACTGATACCGAAGAATGATATGGATAAGGGGTTTGAGGACTCTTCTAAGATTGCTGGTGGGGCCGTAATTGCAGGCACTTTTATGAAGAAAATGTCTATTGCTTTGGCGAAGCGAGGTCACATGGCAATATTTATTTCTCAAGTCCGAGCAGATATCAAATTAGATCCTTATACAAAGGCCCCCATTAGACAAACCAGCGCTACAGGAGGCAACGCACTACTTCACTTTGCTAATTGGATTATCGAATTTGAACCAAGATTTAATAAGGATGTTATACTTCAAAACTCTTCTATTAAAAAAATGGACATGAAAAAAAATCCAATTATTGGCCACTTTGCTGTTGTCACAGTTAAAAAGTCGCCCAACGAAAAAACAAACTCTAGAATAACCTACCCCTTGAGGTATGGCCGTAAAGGAGGAAACTCTATATGGATTGAAAAAGAGATTATTGATTTGATGTATGCTTGGGAGTTCCTTAAAAAAGGGGGAGCTTGGATATCCGCTACAGAAGACTTTAAAGAACTGCTCGTTGAAAACGAACTCGAGTTTCCAGAAAAAATACAAGGAGAGAACAATCTGTTTAAATTGATTGAAGACGACGACAAACTTTCTGACTTCTTGATTAAATATTTTAAAAATGCGATAGCAGAACTGACATGAAATTCTTGGATCCATATGGAAAAGCAAGAAATTTAAAAGGAGCAAAAAAATATCTAATTGATTGGAATGCACTTAGCAGAAGCAAGTTCCAAAATAAAGTTAAAGATTTTTTAAAGCCTTACTGGAAGCATGATGTAGTTTTTGAAGAATTCAGAATAGTCGGAACAAGACTATCCTTAGATTTTTACAACGCCAATAAAGGCATCGCAGTTGAAGTCCAAGGTGATCAACATATTAGGTATGTTAAACACTTTCACAAAAACAGGCTTAAATATTTAGATCAACTAAAAAGGGATCAAAAGAAGTTTGACTTTTGCGAGATTAATGATATAAAGCTTCTAGAAGTTTATACTACGGACAAAATAAACGCATCGCTTTTCAAAGACCAGGATATTAATTTATGAGCAAAGAAACAGAAGAAATAGAATTCTCCATACCAGAAAATTTTATAGATAAAATTTATGAGTTTAGCGGCGGGGCAGATAAAAACAAAGGTATGATATTGGCTTTGTGTACTGAAAATGGAAGCCCTACAATATATTCAAGGCACGATTCAACTATTATAGAGCTAGGATTAAGAAAAGCTTTAGAAAATTTTCTTTCTGACATGTCTTCTTCAATAGAAACCATCAACAATAACAATTAGTGATTTATAATTTAGAACTAGAGAAGCAGCTTTTGGCTGGCTTAATCAAAGATTCAGACTCTTTCTCAGACATATCTGATTTTATTGATAGCAGTGATTTTTATTCAGAGGAATCTAATCTCCACAAGACCATCTTTACTGTTATCAAACAAGCTCATCAGTCTGGTGATCAGGTCGATGAGATAATCGTGGCTGGCAGGATATCTAGTATAGGTTTGTCTTTTGAAGATAATCTTAATCCGTCTGATTATATTAAATCTTTAGCCTTAAGGAGAGTGCCTGAAGGAAACGTTTTAAAAACAGCTAAAGAACTTAAAAAGACATCAGTAAGAAGAGGTATATATAAAGCGGCTCAAGAGGTTGCAATGGAGATGAAGAAGATGTCTCCAGAGATACCTTATAATGAGATTGTTGAAAAAGCAGATCATGTTTATAATTCTAAAATAAATCTTTACGAGGCTGGAGATAATCTCCCAGAAAATATTTATGATGAGATGGAGGATCTTGTTGAAGAGCGGGGCAATAATCCCGTTGTCGAATTTGGAATGATGGGTCCGCACCCAACAGTAAATAAAATTTATGGATCTCTTTTAAGGCCAGGAAATATTACTGTTATTGTCGCTAGATCTGGGGTTGGAAAAACTCAGTTCTGCATGGATTATGCCACCAAAGTAAGTTTAAAGTATGATGTTCCAGTGCTTCATTTTGATAATGGAGAGATGAGCAAAGAAGAGTTAATAATGCGTCAGTGCGCTTCTTTATCTGGTGTTCCTATGCATTTATTGGAAAGTGGTAAGTGGAGGCAAGCTGGAGAAGAGGTGGTAGCAAAAGTAAGAAGTGTTTGGCCAAAGGTTAAAAATCTTAAATTTTATTACTATAACGTAGGAGGCTTAGATGTAGATTCAATGGTTAATACATTAAAGCGTTTTTACTTCTCAAAAGTGGGAAGAGGTAATAAGATGATATTTTCTTTTGACTACATCAAGACTACTAGTGAATCATCGGCAAACAAAAACGAGTGGCAGATCGTTGGAGAGATGGTGGATAAATTCAAAAAGTGTGTGCAAAAAGAAATCCTTCATGAAGGAGAACCCATCATTCCTATGATAACTTCTGTTCAATCCAATAGGCTGGGTATTACAAACAACAGGAATGCTCAGAATGTAGTGGATGATGAAAGTACTGTATCCCTTTCTGACAGAATCATTCAGTTTTGCTCTCACATGTTTATACTTCGTAGTAAAACAGCTGATGAAATTGAGATAGAGGGTTCTCATTTTGGAACTCACAAGCTTGTTGGAATTAAATCGAGACACTTGGGCAAGGACATAGCTGGAGCTTTAGAGCCTATTCAAGTTGGAGATTCCTTAAGGAAAAACTTTATAAACTTAAACTTCGCTAATTTTAATATTTCAGAACGTGGTGATCTTAGGGATATAGTTAGATCCGCTAATGGCGGCGCTGATATCGATGGGTCAGAGCCAGGCGAACTACCAGATTTTGACCAACTGTAATAAAATGAAGCAAATATTAGAGGAGCTTGGTTACAATCTTGTTGATTGCGGAAACCATTGGAGGACTAGTGCTCTATATAGGTCTGGGGACAATCAGACTGCGCTAAGAATATATAAAAATACTGGAGTTTGGATAGATTTTATTCATGGAAATAAATCTAAACCTTTTGAGGCTTTAGTTAAACTTACTCTAAAAGACGATAAAAAGAAATTAAATTCTGTATTGAGATCGATAGAATCAAACGTATCAGATTTCACAGAATACAAACAGAAAGCACTCATAGAAATGGAAAAAGTATACGACGAATCAATTTTACAAAAGTTATTTCCTAATTATAATTTTTATTTGCCCAAAAAAATATCAGAAGAAACTCAAAAAGCATTTAGAGTTGGTCTCGCTGGTTCGGGACAAATGTACAGGAGAATGGTTTTCCCTATTTACAACGAACATTCTCAGATAGTAGGTTTTTCTGGAAGAAGGGTGGACGAAAATAACTTTGCAAAGTGGAAGCACCTTGGTAAAAAAAATAATTGGATATACCCAGCTTATATACCAAATGAAGAAACTGTAGATTCCATTATAAATGAAAAGCGTTCGGTATATCTTACTGAAAGTATAGGAGATGCAATGTCTTTATATCAAAACGGAATAAAAAACGTTTTAGTTGTTTTCGGTTTATCAATAAGCCCATCTCTTATATCTTATTTGTCAAGCAAGGTTTTAGATGAAGTTATAATTGCTGGAAACAATGATTTCGATTCTAAAGAGAATAGAGGTTTAATTGGGTGTGTTAAAAACTACCTAAAGCTTTCTCGTTACTTCGACCTAGAAAACTTAACCATTAAACTTCCGCCAAAGGGTTTTAACGACTTTGGCGACGCAAATGAGTCTTCTGCTAACTTCTCTTCTTGGGAAGAAAAAGAAACAGACAAAATCAAACAAAGACTATTTATTTCGAATTTCGTTAAAAACAATAAAAACAATTTCTCTAAGTCAGACTTAAAGAAAGCTACTAAATTAAATGAGTGAACCAATAACAACATTGTCGGCAAGCAGAATCAAAACAGCAGAAAGTTGTTCTTGGCTTTACTGGTCTAAGTATAAACTAAAGCTTCCAGACAGGAGTAATGATGGAGCTAGAAGAGGTTCTATTTGTCACTTAATTTTTGAAGTTTTGGGAGAAAAAAGAAGAAGACATTACTTTGACGAAATTATCCGTACCCTTGATGTATTTAGTGTTCCGTCTATAAAAAGACTAATAATGAAACATGCAATAAGGGAGGGCGTTGATGATAAAGATAACGTTCAGATGATGAAAGAGATGACCCTTAATGGTTTGATGTATGATTTTTTTGGAGATACAGAAGTAGATCCTACTGAAGAGCATTCAGAAAAAGACTTCCACATCGTAGTTAATGACGGCACAGTAAAATATAAAATCAGAGGTTTTATTGATAAACTTTTTCTTTATAAAGATAAAAAATTCGCTTTAATTAGAGACTTTAAAACAAGCAAGGAAACATTCAAAGGTAAGGATGCAGAAGACAACATGCAGGATCTAATGTATAGTCTTGCTGTTAAACATTTATTTCCAGAATACAAAACAAAACAAAGTGAGTTTTTGTTTCTTAAGTTTGACTTAATACCAGATGTCAAAAAAAGCGGCATTGTAAGAATGGAGCCTCTTGACGAACACGACCTGAACGGTTTCGAACATCATCTTACTGAGATTCAAGAGTATCTAGATAATTTTAATGAAGAATCTGCTACAAAGAACATGGCGGCTTACAAAGGTTTCCCTAGCGATGGTTCTTTTAGTTGCAAACTTCTTTGTGGTTTCGCTAAAGAAAAGGGACAACTTAAAAAAGATGGCACTCCGATGTGGTATTGTGGAATGAAGTTTGATTTCTTTTATTATGAAATTAAAGATTCAAATGGCAACTTTGCAAAATCTTGTTTTGACGATGAGTTTTCAGAAGAAATGGTTCCAGAAGGAGGTTCGTATGAAATGAAGTATTATCCTGGTTGTCCTGCACATTCATCTTGACAAACTTATGATTTATGCTAATATCATAACATGATCAAGCCGATATTTACTTCTTGCTACTCTACAGGTAAAAGTATACTAACTTTAAACAACTCTGAATCGGATGAGGGTCCAGACTCAATAATTTCAATCTGTAAAGATGAAGGTTTAAAAGATCTAGTTCTTGTTGAAGACAACCTAACAAGCTTCATGAAAGCTTTTCATGTCTGCAAAGAAAACGACATTAGATTGACTTATGGATTAAAGATTAATCTTTGCAATAACTCTGAAAGCGAAAATAAAGATGACTCCCATAAGGCTGTAATTTTTGCTTTAGACGACGAAGGTTGTAAGCTTTTAAACAAGATTTATTCTTTTGCTTTCACTGAGTGTGATGGCAAAATTAATTATGATAACCTAATAAGGTTCTGGAATAACAAACACCTTTCTTTTGTTGTTCCTTTTTATGGTAGTTTCATACATGAAAATAACTTCTTTCTAAAAAACTGCATACCTTATTTAGAAGGTTTAAACCCTAGGTTTTGGATAGAAAGAAATAACCTCCCTTTTGATTCTCTTCTAGAAGACAAGGTTAAATCTTTTGTCGACGGCAAATATCCTATAAGCTTAGTCAAAACAATCAAATACAAAAACAAAGAGGATGTAGAAGCATTGCAAACTTATAAAGTTTTATGTAATAGATCTTTTGGTAGGCAAGCAACATTATCTAATCCAAACTTAAGTCATTTTGGTAGTGATGAGTTTTGCTGGGAGTCTTACAAAGAACAAGTTTAATTATGAATGAATCACTTCTTAGGTTTAAAAGAAACCAAAAATATATCATATTTGATACAGAAACTGAAGGCTTGAATCTAATCAAGTCTAAGCCTTGGCAAGCAGCTTGGATTGTTGTCGAGGGAGACAGAGTTATTAAAAAATACGATAAACTTATACATTGGGACGACTTAAACGTTTCTCCAGACGCTGCAAGAATAACTGGTTTTGATAAAGAGTATTACAAGAACAATTCGGAACCAGCAGATAAAGTTTGGAGCGAGTTCTCAAAATACCTTTATGATGATGACTATTTGATCGTAGGGCAAAACCTTCTTGCTTTTGATGTTTATATGGTTGATGTATGGAGAAATCTTATTGGGGAAAAACTAGATCAATCTTACATCAAGAGAATCATTGACACTAAAGCTATAGCTACTGCCATAGCTAAAAACGCCCCAGTGGATAAAGATAATTTTATTTACTGGCAATATAAATGGCTAAACTTTAGGGAGAGAGGTTTAAAAACTTCTCAGTTGACTCTGCTTAAAAAATATGATATTACTTTTGACCAGAAACGTTTACATGATGCTCTTTATGACATCGAAATGAACTTCCAAATATTCAGAAGACAAATTTTAGAAATTGAAATATGAACTATCAAACGCCATTCCCAGTAGGAGTTAAGCTCCCAGAAATCGAAGTTCCTGATAAAACTTTAAAAGATTTAGATCTAGACTCTAACGCTTCTAGTTTTGATATTCTAAAACAGCTTTGCAGAAAGGGTTTGAGAGAAAGAGGCATAACTAAAAAAGAAAACAGATCTGAGTATTACGAAAGAACAGAAACTGAACTGGAAATTTTAGAGGAGCTTGGTTTTGTCGATTATATACTTTTGAATTGGGACATACTTGACTTTTGTAAATCTAAAGATATCCCAACTGGTGCTGGCAGAGGCAGTGCTGCTGGAAGCTTGGTTCTTTACCTGCTTGGGGTCACCAATATTGACCCTATTAAATACGAGCTTTTCTTTGAGCGTTTTGTTTCTAAGAGTAGGGCTAAAAAAATAGAGCATAACGGAGTAACTTATTTAGACGGTTCTCTTTTGGCTGATGTGGACAACGATATATCCTATGATAGAAGAGTTGAAGTTATTGAATATATTGAAAAAAAATACAAAGGAAAAACATCTAAGATTTTAACCTTAAACACTTTAAGTTCTAAGCTTTGTGTTAAAGAATGTGGCAAAATCGTTGATGGTTTATCTGAGATAGATGTTAATCAAATTAGTGACACTATACCAAAACACTTTGGGAAGGTAGCAAAGCTTTCGCAAGCTTACGAAGAAAGTGAAAGTTTTAGAGTTTATGCTGACAAGTACAAGAAGTCATTTAAAATATCAAAAAAACTAGAAGGTTTAATAAAGAATACTGGAGTCCATCCTTCTGGAATATCGATTAGCTATTATAATCAGACAGACATAATGCCTCTTCAAAAAACAAATGAAGGAGCTTTAGTGTCTGGTTATGATATGGATGACGTAGCAAGCCTTAGTGTCAAGTTCGATATACTTGGACTGAGGACGCTTTCAGTGGTTCATGACGTATGTAACCAAATTGGCATCAAAGCCTGTGACATCGACCCTAGCGACGAAAGCATCTATGCAGCGTTAGCTTGCCTCCAACAACCTAAAGGATTGTTTCAGATCGAAGCGGAAGTAAATTTCAAGGTTTGTAAGCAAGTCGCGCCCAGAAACCTTGAGCAATTGTCTGCTGTTGTCGCTATAGCTCGTCCAGGGGCTTTAGATTTTAAAGATAGTTATGCTGAATATGTAAGAACTGGAGAGTTCAATTGTGTGCATGAATTTTTTGATGATATACTTAGTTATACAGGAGGCATTCCTCTTTACCAAGAGCAGTTAATGAAGATGGCTGTTAAAGTTGGCTTTAGTCTTGATGAGTCAGAGCAACTTAGAAGAATAGTAGGAAAGAAAAAGGTTGAGGACATGCCAGCATGGAAAGCTAAAATTGAAGAAAAAATAAAAAGTAACAATTTAGATCCAGTAATAGGAGAAGTCTTATGGAAGGTTGCTGAAGACTCAGCTAACTATTCGTTTAATAAGTCTCATAGTATATCGTATGCATATTTAGCTGCCCTTACAGTTTATCTTAAGTTCAATCACCCACAAGAATTCTTCTTAAGTTTGTTGAAAATGGCGAGATTCGAACCAAATTCTCATGATGAGATTACAAGTATTTCTCAAGAGCTTTCTTTTTTTGACATAAAGCTACTTCCTCCAGATTTAAATCTGTCAGGTTTTGATTTCAAAATTGAAGGCAAAAACATCAGATATGGATTAAATTCAATTAAAGGTGTTTCAGATAAAGTTATGGAGTCGCTGGTTGAGTTCAGAGAAGGGTCTTTTAAAAACAAGTATGACGTATTTATTACGGCAAAAGATTGCGGTGTTAATATAGGGACTATGTCTGCGTTTGCCCAAGCTGGTCTTCTTGATTCTTTTGTTGATAAAGACAGATGTAGATTAGTTCTTGAGGCTCAAACATTCAATATATTAACTGACAGAGAAAAAAGAAATGTAATAGAACTAGGACCTAAATTCAATTATGATATCCTAAATACAATTCATGATTGTAGATCTGAAACCACACCTGCTGATGATGGTAGAGTTCTTTTTTCAGACAAAAGATTTAATACCTTTAAGAAAAAGTATGATCCATATAAAAGCATTTATGAACAAAACACAAGCCACTTAAAGTTTGCTAATTGGTTTTTTGAGACCAAACTACTTGGATATAGTTATTCTTATAACATAAGAGAGATATTTAGCAGTGGGGATGAAGAGTCTTTTCAGACATCTGAGGAGATTAGGCTTTCTCAAGCAAGAAGAACGGTTAAATTTGTGGGTATTATTGCAGACATAAGTAGGAGAACAAGTAGAAATGGCAACAAGTATGCTAGGCTTGATATAAATGATGAACTTGGAACTGTTTCTGGATTATTTATGGATTCAGACAGACAAGAAAGGTTGACAGACTACCTAAATTGTGGTAATAAGTTGCCGAAGAAAGGTGACGTTGTTATAGTTGTTGGTGATACCGCTGACGATTTGATATTCATCAACACCCTTCGTCCATTAAGAGAAAAAATTTATATGAAACTTTCAGAACTAAAATGAGTGTAAACAACAACGTGATATTTAAAGACTTTAACCTTACCCCTAGAGCAAAAAAAGCATATACAGATGCTTATTCAGTTTCAAAAGAACTTGGGCATAAAAACATAACTAACTTGCACGTTTTATATGGCTGTTTAAAAAATGCATCTACAGAAATCACCAATTTTTTAATGATTAATGGCTTTTTGATAAATCATCATGAAGCTTTAGATATTATAAAAGAATCTGCTGAAAAAGATAGCAAGCATTTTTTTGTAAATAAAAACTCTGACCCTTGGAATAAAGAAGTAGTTTATACAATTGGAGAAGCTAACAAAATATCTCATAAGTTAGATCAACACTATATAGGTGTAGAGCATATAATCTTAGCTTTATTAAATACATCTGTACATGTATCTGAATGTATTAGTGATAATATTTTAGAGTACGAATCTTTTGTAGAAAAACTAGCTAATTTTGTTAATGGTGATTTTGATCTGTCTGAAGAGGACAATTCAGATTTTGGAATGGAAGATTTAGTTGATGAAGTTCAAGTTTTGGAAACTTATAACGAACAAGAAGAAGAAACTCCAGATTTTGTAACTCATTTAAACAGTGTTTATATGGAGGGCGGACTTCCAGATGTCTATGGCAGGGACGATGAGGTCTCGCTGCTTATAGAAACAATATCTAAAAAAAATAAAAGCAATGCAATATTAACTGGTAATGCTGGTGTTGGAAAAACAGCGATTGTAGAAGCTCTTGTTGCTAAAATATGCAAAGCAGAAATACCATCTAATATGTTTGGTATGGAAATACTTAGTGTCAATATAGGATCAATGCTTGCTGGTACTCAGTATAGAGGTCAATTCGAGCAAAAGTTTAAATCTCTATTACAGATGGCTAAAAAGTCTACTAATACAGTTTTATTTTTTGACGAGATACATACTATATTTGGAGCAGGAGGCAACCAAGAAGGTAGCATAGATGCAGCGAACATGATGAAACCTTATTTAGCTAGAGGAGAAATTAAATGTATAGGAGCTACAACAACTGAAGAATATAATAAAATATTCAAAAAGGATAGCGCGATGAAGCGTAGATTCTTTGAGGTTAAAGTAGAAGAGCCCACAAAAGATGAAACAAAACAAATACTTTACAAATGCAAAAGCAAGTATGAAGAATTTCACAACGTAATTTTCACTAAACCCATTATAGATTGTGTTGTTGATTTTTCTTCTAGTTTAATTAGTAATAAAAAGTTTCCAGATAAAGCTTTTGATATAATAGACCAAGTTGGATCTAGAGTTAAAATTAAGAACTCAAAGCCTTGTAAAGATATAATGGATAAGCACGACGATCTAATAAAATGCTTAACAGAAAAAGAAATCAGCGAAACTTTAATAAAAGAAAAACTAAACTACTTTCTTAATGATCTAGATGACGTTAGGAATAACAAAGATGTAAAACCTATAAAAATAAAGAAAGAAGATATAATTGATGTTATAGCTGAACATGCAAAAATTTCAGCTGATCAAGTTAAATCTGGAAGTCAAAACTTCACTTCTTTCTCTTCAAGGATTAAAAAAGAAGTATTCGGTCAAGATAAAGCAATAGATACTATTACAGACTTACTTTCTTGCGCTAAAGCAGGTTTAACAGAGGAAAACAAACCTTTAGCTAGCATGTTTTTTGTTGGGCCTACTAGTGTTGGTAAAACTTACACGGCTAAAAAAATAGCAAAAAACTTTTTTGGTAATGAAAAAGCTATTCTCCAAATCAACATGAGCGAGCTTTATGATAAGACAGGAATTAGTAAACTTATTGGTTCTAACTCTGGCTATGTTGGTTACGAAGAAGGGGGTTTATTGACTAATTTTGTTAAAGATAATCCCAACTGTGTCGTTTTGTTTGATGAGGTTGAAAAAGCTGACCCTCAAATACTAAATATATTGCTTCATCTTCTAGATGAAGGTTACGTTGAGGATAACAAACATGAAAAAGTAGACTTTTCTAAATCTATAGTAATACTTACTAGTAATATAGGTCATAAAGAAGCTAAAAAAAGAAGTATGGGTTTTGTCCAAAATGATGAGAGCGAAGAGGATTCTTATAAAAACTCCGTAAAAAAAGAATTAAAACCAGAACTATTAGCAAGGATAAATGATGTTTTGGTTTTTGATGAGCTATGCGACTCTGACATGAAAAGAATCATAAAACATGAGGTTGATAAAGTTAAAAACAAGTTGCACGATAGAGGTCTTGAAATAAACGTAAAAGCATCATCAATTAACTGCATTTTTCAGGATATTACTAATAAGAAAATGCATGCAAGAGATATAAAAAGGTATATCTACGATAAAATCCACATACCATTGGCTAAAATAGTTATTTCAAATTCTAAAAAATCAAAAATAACAATAAAAGATGTTGACAATCAGATCAAGATAGTTTAATATACATGAATATGAGTACAAGAACACAAAACCAAATTATGAAAGCAATCCGTTCAAGTAAAGGTCGTTATTTCGGTCTATACACAAAATCGGGAAAAGCTATTAATGCTCAGTTCGTTTCTGAGACGGCATCTTACATCAATGTGTACGACAGAAACAGCGGATCTCGCACCAAGCTGGCAAAAACAAGCGTCACGGGCATCCGTTTGCAGGGAAAGAAAATAGGAACCGCTTCATAAGTATATAGAAATATATAGAAAAAAAATGCTCTCCCAGTATAATATAATTATATGAATTCATCTCAAATTTTTACTGGGAGGGCTTTTATCAACGAAGAGAAAGCAATAGACTTGCTAGATAAAAGGTATGGTAAAATTTTTCACGCCATACTCTCAAAAGCCAAACAAACATTAGACATCGTAGAAATAAAACAAATCAAAGGAGATGAAAACTTTGACTGCTTTATGGTAAAAACTGGATTCATTCCAATGATTACCACCCTCAAAATAAAAATTTCTTACGACAAAAACTGCAAAAGCATAATAAGTGAAACTGTTTTTTTAAGAGCCAACGATGCGATATTAAATGAACGCATTATAGACTCTGGTATTGTAGAAGTCGGCACAAAAATAAGATATATAATTACAGCGGTAGACAGAGCAGATACTTTAGAAGAGCTTGGTAGAGGCTATCTTTTTGACAACATGAAATCGTTCATGTACACCTTCGTATATTTTTCGTCTCTAAACTGCGATGTAACATTTGAAGAATATTTCAGCAACTTTTTAAAAGAAAAAGATTTTTCAGATTCATCAGAATATGTATCTGAAATGTTAGAGATTAATTACGGCCTAGAAAATGTTTTAAATGTTTTTGAGGACTTAAAAAACAAAGCTAAAGAAAACTACAAAGGCTCTTTGTTATCGGCGGAAACTGCTTGCCATGGAAACCTTTCTTTAGATAATATAATTTCTAGAGAATTTCTTTTTAAGTTCATTGATTGCCAGCAATGTTTTTTAGGGAATAAGCTTTTAGATATTTGTTTTTTATGTCTCAACTTGGGTCTCAGCAAGAACGTATCAAAAATTATTGTACGTGAGTACTCTATGGCTTTTAATCTTGATGAAGAAAAAGTTCAAGAAGAATTCTTGGATTGCATGAAGGTTGCTGCTCCGATGTTTTTTATGAAAATACTTCATTCTTATATTATAGAATCTTGTGTGTTTTTAGGGGAGAGAAAAGACTCTGTATTAGAATTGGTTTCAAAGTTTAGCAGATCTTTTGATTGGTTGCTTTTCATAGGAATAAAAGAACAAAACTTATTTTCAATTAAATCTATTCTTTTAGAACCAATATTAGGCGATTCATCTAAAGCTTTAGAGGTTCCTTCTGAAATAGAATCTAAAGATAGACGAACAAAACCGACACAAGCCAAGAAGCCGATTTTGAAAACTGAATTTAAAAGAAGTGAAAGCGGCAGTGCTTATATAAAAATTTCTTGGGAAAAAATAAGCAGTCATAATAATTATCTTTGTTATGTAAGAAAACCAAATGGCTTTTTCAAGAAATATAAAGAATCTCAAAAAACAACTTATATTTACGATGACTTAGATTTGATTGGTGTTTATGGAATTGGGGTCAGGTCTATTGGAGATAAAAATTCTGACGATTCTGATTTTGACATAGCAACAGTTGAAGTTTTTGATATTTAAGTAGAAAAATCATCTTTTTTACCTATCATAATAGGTATGATTAACTTTTATAAACCTAACTCACAAAGTACTGGTTGTGCTTTTGGTTTCCGTATGGGAACTCAAGGTAAAAACTATGAGCCTTGTGTATATATGACGGCTGTAAAACAGTATTCTTGGGACTCTAATAAGAAAACTGGATCCTTTTCTGGTAATCACAAGAATCCAGAAAAATCACTATCTGTTAAATTTAACGAAACAGAAATTAGTGGTTTTATATATGCCGTCGAAAAGTATGAAAAATTTAGTGCTTATCATACTTTTGATAGCAACTCAACATCTATTCTGTTCAGCCCTTATAAGAAAAAAAGTGGAGAAGATGCTTTTTCTTTTACAGTAACAAGAAACTCCTCAAATAAATTTGGGATGGGGGTGGAAATGTCCGAAGCTTATTTAATTTGTCAGTTTTTCAAACATGCATTAGATAAATTGTTTACTCACAGAATAGAAGCTAATAAAAAATGAGAAAAAAAAGAGTATTAATTCATTCTAATTTTTGCAAAGCTTTTACAGGTTTTGGTAAAAACCAAAAAAATATTTTAAAGTACCTTTATAAAACTGGCAAATACGAGGTTTTCGAAGCCGCGAATATGAAGTCGGTTGATGATAAAACTTTAAACTCTTTACCTTGGGATTGTTATGGGACTATACCTGAAAACTACCAAGTTTTAAATGAACAAGAAAAAAGAGATGCTGGCTACGGATCTCTTGAGATAGACAATATTGTTAATAAAGTAAGGCCAGATATATACATAGGAATTGAGGATATTTGGGGGTTTACAAATTACCACCATAAACCTTGGTGGAATAAGATAAAATGCATGGTTTGGACTACTCTTGATAGTCTTCCTATTTTACCGCAAGCAGTTGAATATGCTCCTAAAATAAAAGACTACTACGTTTGGTCTAGCTTTGCTGAAAAAGCATTTAAAGAGTTGGGTTATGATCATGTTAAAACATTAAGAGGGTCTCTTGATACTGATCACTTTTTTAAATTAGAAGACCAAAAAAGAATTAACTTAAGGAGGCATCAAAACATAAAAGATGAAGATTTTGTGATAGGTTTTGTTTTTAGAAACCAATTAAGAAAATCTGTACCTAATTTGCTTGATGGATTCAAAAGATTTAAAGAAAAAAATACAAGTGCCAAGCTCCTTTTGCATACTCATTGGCAAGAGGGTTGGGATATATTGAGGTTGATTGAAGAAAAAAACATTAAAAAATCAGATATTTTAACTACATACTTTTGTCACTCATGTAACTCTTTTGAGATAAAACCTTTTTCTGGTGAAAATCAAAAATGCAGATATTGTAATAGCGAAACTCTTAATACCACAAACGTAAAGTATGGTGTATCAGAAGAGCAGTTGAATGAGGTATATAACTTAATGGATGTTTACTGTCACCCTTTTACAAGTGGTGGCCAAGAAATACCTGTTCAAGAAGCTAAATTGACTGAGCTTATAACCTTGGTCACAGATTATTCGTGCGGCGAAGATAGCTGCACAGAAGAGAGCGGAGGCTTGCCTCTTAGTTGGCATGAATATAGAGAACCAGGCACTCAGTTTATAAAAGCTTCTACAGACGCAGAATCTATTGAACAAATGCTTCAATCAGTTTTTGATATGACTAAGGAGGAAAAAGATTCTCAGGGAAAAAAATCAAGAGAATGGGTTGTCGAAAATTTCTCTACTGAAGTTATTGGTAAAAAACTAGAAAAAATCATTGATGATGCTGAATACTTAGATGAAAAAGTTGATTTAAAAAACAATTATTACGATGAGTTTTACAACATGCCTCAAAATTTAACTGACGAGGAACTTGTTATAGATTTATATAAGAATGTTTTAAATGACGATGTTGATTTCCGCACGGAAGGTTACAAAACTTGGGTTAGCAAATTAAAAAACAGAGAGATAAGTCAGCTCCAAATTTATCATCATTTTATACATGTAGCTAAAAAACAAAATTCAAAAGAAGAAACTTCTTTTGAGGATGCGTTATCGAAAGAAGATAAAGGTAAAAGAGTCGCTGTTGTAATTCCAGAGTCTGGAACAGATCTTATTTTTATAAACTCCCTTTTGAGAAACTTAAAAAAGAAACATAAGAATCATAATATATATATTTTTACAAAACCACAGTTCTTCGAATATATAGAAGATAACCCTAATGTTTTCAAATGTTTGCCTTACTCCCCTTCGCTTGATAACCCGATCAGCATGGAAGGTTTTGGGAAAAATGAGGGTTTCTTCGAGGCCGCTTATTACCCAGCAACGACCACTCAAAAAGTACCCTGCTACATCCATAACGGAAAATAAAAATGTCACACCTATTAACAGAATATTCTAAAAACTTAGAGGTGAAACCTTCTAACGTAATTGTAAATAAGCACTTTTTTCCAGTTGTTCCTAAAGACTACATAGTAATATATAACGAGCAAGATATCGACGCTAAATGCTATAATTATTACGGTCTTTTTTGCGATTTGATAAAACAAGAACTTGATAAGTTTAACATTAAAATACTAATCATAGGTTCGGAAAAAAATGCAACCGATAGGTTTGACTACCTTTATCCAAATTTAAGTTTTAGACATAATGCTTATATTGTTTCAAAAGCAAAAGCTTTAATTTCTGTAGATAACGCGATTACTCAGTATGCGAGTAGCCAAGGCGTCCCAGTAGTCAGCCTTTATGGTAACATATATCCATCTATAACCACACCTTACTGGTCTAAACCTCACCAAAAAATAGATCTAAAACCAGACTGGGACAAAAAACCATGTATGTCTACTTTTGACCCTGATGGATCTATAGATAGAATAAAAGCTGAAGAAGTTTCCGAATCTTTGTTACTTATTTTAAGTTCTAATTATAAAAAATATAAAGGAAAACTTATAACAAAACCCAACTTCAAAACAAAACTTATAAACAAAAAAAAATCATATTGTATAGACGTTATACCAACTCAATATGTAAATCTTCCCATTTTCGAAAACAACATCTTAAATATAAGGTTGGATAAGGATTTAGGTAACATGGCTTCGCTGCAAAATTATTGTAACAACCATGAATGCGTGTTATTTCTTAAGGATTCATTGCTTCAAATAGATTCAATTAATAGTTTTTCAAAAAACATAAAATCTATAAATGTAATAACAACAGTAAAGCCCCAGAGTATCCCCAAGAAATATTTTTCTATACTTAAGTCACTGGGTATTGATTTTTGTTTTTTAGTTTCGAATAAAGATATATTGGATGATATGAGGTTTGAATACTTCGATAGCGAAGTCCAGTATTACAACCCTCCAAAAGACAAACCAAAAAACATAGATACAGATAATAAGTTTTTATCTTTCAAACTTGTGGTTGAAGGAGAAAAAATATACCAATCCACATATCATTGGAAAAAAAACCTTGACTCTGAAGATGATATAGTCGATAATCCTGATTACTGGGAAGAACTAGATTACTTTTATATTTATGAACAAAAAAGAGGACAAAAACAAAGCAGTTAAAAAATCTGCAAAAAAAGCTGTAAAAAAACAAACAGCCAAGAAACAAGCGGTTAAAAAATTATATGGCCCAGATCTTTACAAGAGAGATGGACATGGCCTTCTTGAATGCGTTGATTATATTTTTAACGAAGATGGTTCTGTTAACTGGAGGGCTATGATTAAACCAGAATTCCTTTACCCAAATAAGGGTTGGTTTGAAATGCGTGGCCAACAAACTCCGACATCTACAGAAGGTCTCAGAGACAACCAATTACTAATTATGCTTGGTGGCATTAAAGATTTGGCTAAACTTAGAGGTTTCCATGCTGTTGCTTATGATGCTAGAAATGTAGAAGATGGTTATGTTACGGCTCGTTGTGATATTGAATGGATTGGCAATTATGAATCTTCAAACAAAATCGTTTCTTACGAAGATTATGCCAACGCGTCTTTAGAAAATACGGATACCTTTTGCGAAAAATTTCTAGAAACCATCGCGTGTAATAGAGCTTTTGTTCGTTGTGTAAGGAACTTTCTAAACATTAATATTGTAGGTGCTGATGAAATTGATAAGTCTGAAAACACAAAGACATCATCTAAATCGTCTGGCGAAAACTTTGCCCCTATAACTCCCTCTGGGTTGCTTGAGAAGACCTTAAGAGAAAAGCACAGTGTGGAATCGTTTGATGGTTTCAAGGAGCTTCTAAGAGACTTATGGAAGTCTGAGAAGTATATTAATGAAGACGTTAAGGACTGGAAAGATTTCGACAATATACCTGCAAAAGAAGCCAGAAAACTTATAGGTATTATTTCTAAATGATAAAAAGGATTACTAATCCAGATGAGTTCTGTTCTGTCGTCGACTGCATGAGGGGATTAATACCTCATGGAGACAACTACGAATCTCACGCATTAGGTTTAAAACACGACACTGAATCTATAAAGCTAAATTATGCGAATAAACATTTATTAGCATGGGATTTTTTTGTTTGGGCTAATAAAGAGAACGATGAATACGACGCTTGTATTATTTTCGTTAACGACAAAAATATAAAGTTCGGTGTTAAAATTTTCTCTGAATATGTTTGGGTGTCTAAGAATCCTAAAGTCGGATTTAAGATTTTAAAGAAGGCTATTCAATTCGCAAGAGACAGCAAATTTAAATACATTTCAATGAGTGCTTTATGTAACAACCCAAACTTCGATAAATATGAAAAATTTTACAATAAACTTGGATTCATTAAAGACTCATCTACATTTATAGCAAAAATATGAACAATAAAATAGCAAAAAAACTAAGAGAGATAATCAAACCTGACGACGCTATTAGCAGAAGGGTCTATAGAAGAGCTAAGGAACAATACAAAAAAGTCCCCAAAAATTTAAAAGAAGATTTCATAAAAAATCTAGAAAAAGTTATGGGTGTTACTGAAGAATGATTTATTCTTTTATTACAAGTCCTTATATTTACCTGTGTTGTATTGTTTTGCTACAATATTAAATTCGTTATCTGCCTCTTCTTTCAGTGAAGTGATCTTAAATACACTTTCTGATTTGTTTTTCAATTGGAATCTATAAGTTGTTCCTTCTGGCACAAATTTAAGTAACGATGCGTTGTAGTGGTTTTTGTCTATATAAACCTCATCGCCATAATCTGATCCTGCCCAGCCAGTAACGGGGACTCTGAATATTTGTACATTGCTTCCTATTTTTGAAGTTAGGGATTCATTTCCATATGTATAAACAAGATCTGTAAGTGGGTTTTCGTAGTAAAATCTTCCAGTAAAGTTAGTTATAAAAGACCCTCTTTTGTCGGGAGAGTTTACATCGTAATACTTAATAGCAGTTACATCTAAATTATTTACATCGAAAAGTTGCAAATCTAAAAAGCTAAATATTTCTGGTTCTAATATAAATAAATTATTGTTTTCTAAATTTCCACTTGCAGAATAGTCTCCAGTAGAAAAAACCCAACCTCTTGCTTCTGTATTGAACCAAATTGTAGACCTATCTGATTGGTTTGGATAAAGGTCGTCTTTTCTTGTGTATACTGCGTAATCTTGCTGAAGAGGAGAAATATAATTATTATTCAAATCGAAAACGTTGTATCCGCTTGTGTAAGAATCAAAATTCCACGGCCCTGCCATATAGTCCCAACCACTTACTCCGTTTAGAAAATCGCCGCTACTATTTGTTATTGTGAATTCTTGAAGTCTTGATCTTATACTTGAACTGGTTTCAGTTATAGTTTCTACATCAGTAATCTCCGACGGCTTGAAAAGTGTTATTTCTGATACGTAATCTACGTTATTGAATTTATTAGATATCCTTATAGATTTTTTATTTTCGTCTGTATTTAAAACTTTTCCGAAGTTTGATTTAAATGATTTTAAATCGTCCTCTACAAGAATTAAATCTCCAGGCTTGCATAGTAATCCTTCTAATCCGCAAATAAATGAAACGTTTTGGTTGTCTTTTGTTGTTTCTGACAGTATGTGTTCTCCATGCCTTCTGGCCATGGATTTTGATGTAACTCCAAAAGCATTAACTGTTTTTTTGAATATTCCTCTTTTTGATACATCATCCCTATTTTCTACAATTTCTAATTTATTTTTCCACTCGTTAAATCTATCTATATAAGAAACCTCTACAGTATTTATTTGTTCGTCTCTTTTAAAGTTTGAGTAAGTAAAGATGCCTTGTTTTACGTTTGCGTTTGTAAAAATACAAACAGGTTCTTTTGGCCTATCATCAGAAAATTCTATGGTTCTGTTGTTATAGTAAACAACTCCTCTAAACATATTTGCGATAGTGTTTATGGCGTCAAATATTTTAGTTTCTTGAGAGAACATTATATTACATGCAAACCTTGGCTCTATGCCACCTCTTCCATCTGGAAGACCATCAAAATAACCCTTGTCGTCTACAGAATCACAGAATTTTCCTATTTTATAAAGATCCCATTTATTTACTTCAGACTCTTTTATGAATGAACCTAAACCATATCTTGGATTAGTTATCATGTCATATAGGATCCAGGCTGGATTA